TTCACTTCGACGTTCGAAGTGAGGTCCGTGATGAGCGCCGTTGTGGGATGGTTTAGGGTGAGAGTGCCATCAGTGGTTAGATTGGAAGAGACATAAGCGTTCCCAACAACGTGAAGATTGGCATCGGGGTTCACCGTTCCAAGTCCTATAGACTTGTCCCCTACATCTACATGGAGGGTATCTTCACCCACAGTCAGGTTTGAAGACACGTACACATTACCAACCACATGAAGGTTCGCATCAGGGTTCACCGTTCCAAGTCCTATGGACTTGTCCCCTACATCTACGTGGAGGGTATCTTCACCCACAGTCAAGTTCGAAGAGACGTACACATTACCCACTACGTGAAGGTTCGCATCAGGGTTCACCGTTCCAAGTCCTATGGACTTGTCCCCTACATCTACATGGAGGGTATCTTCACCCACAGTCAAGTTCGAAGAGACGTACACATTACCAACCACGTGAAGGTTCGCATCGGGGTTCACCGTTCCAAGTCCTATGGACTTGTCCCCTACATCTACATGAAAGGTGTCAGTGTCTACAGTGAGATCTGAGCTTACATAGACATTACCCACTACGTGAAGTTCGGCATCTGGATTTTTGGTTTTGATACCAACTTTGTTTCCCGTCGCGTCGACGTGAAGAGTGTCAGTGTCTACAGTGAGATCTGAGCTTACATAGACATTACCCACTACATGAAGATTCGCTTGTGGGTTTTTAGTTTCGATACCAACGGAATTGGTTGTGGAGTCCACGTGAAAAGTATCAGTATCCACAGTCAAATTGGACGACACATAGGTATTACCCACGACGTGAAGCTCGGCGTCGGGGTTTTTAGTCTTGATGCCAACTTTGTTTCCCAATGCATCGACGTGAAGGGTATTTGTATCAACAGTCAAATTGGAAGAGACGTAGGCATTACCGACAACGTGAAGTTCTGCGTCGGGTGTTTTTGTTTTTATACCTACGCGCTGCGTAGATGCCTCGACGTGAAGTGTGTCGGTAGCGATAGTCAAATCATCTGATATGTAGGTGTTACCAACGACATGGAGCTCGGCGTCTGGTACCTTTGTGTTAATACCCACGTGGTCGTTGGTGGTGTCTACGTGAAAGGTATCGGTGTCAACCGTTAGATCAGAGCTTATATACGTATTACCAACTACATGAAGATTGGCTTGCGGGTTTTTGGTCTCGATTCCTACGGAATTGGTTGTAGAGTCCACATGTAGAGTGCCGGTATCCACGGTCAAATTGGAAGACACATAGGCATTACCAACAACGTGGAGTTCAGCATCTGGATCTGTCGTCTTGACACCCAATTTATCTCCGACGGAAACTATATCACTCAAGTACGTGTTTCCATTCACTACCAAAATGTTAGAACCAAACTCGTCAACGTATAAGTTTGAACCCACATCGAGGGTGTGCATTGGATTTGTGTTGAGCACACCCACGTTCGCTTCTGTGTAGAGACGACCGTACACGTGCACATTTATATCTTCACTCACGAGAGGTGTGATGACATTACTATCCGCACTACTTTCAGTGAAACTCATGACAATTTCTTTAGAACTTTCCAAAAACCCAACAGTCACATTTGATTGTGGACGTGTCATGATGAGACCTAGATCGAGAGTTGTATCCCCAGAAGTATTGTTTTGACCCAATTCTATGATGGCATCCTTGACTTTGAGATTTTCTGTGGTGATAGATGTCACACCCCCATTCACAGTGAGATTACCATCTAAAAGAACACCGCCAGAAACAACGAGAACATTTGATCCTGTATCATCTACATATACATTCGAACCTACGCTCAATGTATGACCAGGTAAGGAATTGGCAATACCCAGTTTTCCAGCTGTCACAACACTTGTGTCGGGATTTATAAATTGGACAGTATTCGAAGTTACATTACCGCGATCGACGGTGACTGCCAGAGTTTGACCACCGAGAAGTGAGTTAGCACTTTCACCAGATTCGGATAATTCACCGGTTCCACGATTATACATCATCAATACGACGTTCGAATCTTGGAAATCACTTCTAAATCGAACGGGTGACATATAAATACTTCCACTGTTAGGTGTATTTAAGACGGTGTTACTGGCATTAAAAACGATCGTATTTTCCGCCTGAACATCCGAGTCAGGCACGTGTTTACCGAAACGAATTTTGGTTGAACGTTCCACCGTCGGCAAGTTCTTGACCATTTAATATAGTTGGGCATTTTAATTTGCATACAAAAGTCCAGCCATGCCATTATCGATACGGAGGATGTTGTAATTGACTGCGTATATGGGATCATTGATAGGCATGGTCTCACTCATGATCTTAGCTGATGTAAGACGACTAAAATTCAGAGTACCTGTAGGCTGTAGAGAACTGGTGGAGAGACAGAAACAGTACAAGAAGAAGTCCGGAGAAGTTACAAAGTTTGTATGGTAGTAACTCATGACATCTATAAAGTGTGGCTTCCCCCACCTGTAATTACTCACATCGAGACCGTTGATGTTCAGTTTAATCTTATTCGTGGGCGATGTAAGTGCACCATCAGTTGTGGTGTCTGAAGACGCAAGGTACTTTACGGGGTGGTTGAATGTGAGATCCTGTATGACTGTACCTGAAGCAATATTCTTTTGAACTTGGGTGATCAAGAGATTGTGTTTCTTCGTCGCGACGTTTCCACGCTCTTCGTTATCGAGATAATAATAGTTGGCGAAGCATTCGACGTTGTAATCGGATGCAACAGTTGCCCAGTGAATACGAATTTCGACATTATGGTAGTTTAGAGCCACGAGAGGGAGTGCATTTTGAGGTCCTTCACAGAAGAAGAAACGTAAGGGGTAAAAATGTGAGCGAGCGCTCACACCTGGATGTGTACCTAACGCGCTCTTGGAAACATTTTGAGCGAATGTATCGATGGCGATTTTCTCTGTGAAAATCGCATCTTGACTATCAACGAGGGAACCACCGATGTAGAGTTCCACCTTATCAATAATCGTATCCCATCGCTGAATGTCAAGGGCTTGGGCCGTATCATCGATTGTAAAATAGACGTAGCCGAGGAGATCTCCAGAACGTTCGAATTGAACACTGGACATAGAATTGTTTTTCACAGGTCCATGGATGACTTGTTTTTCGATGGACTGTGAAAAATTAGCATGCCGTTTAAAGGTCGAGCTAAAGAAAGATATTTCGGGATCACCAGTGATATATTCATCCTGGGCTCCGATAGCGATCAATTGCACGACACCTGCTGACATGGTATACTACTTTAAGGGGAGAAAATTACAAATTGGGTTTTCTACACACGAAACGAATAACGAGAAAGTTTTTATCATTGGCACCTGTAGGAGCGATTGTTGTGCCATCTTGGTTGCGAATAGTCACATTAAAACGATCAATACGACGAATCGGATCGATATATTGGGTCACGATGGAGTAGTTATCTTTGAAAGTCACAAAGTTGTCTTCATCCTTCACAAGGCTCGCGAACGAATTCCGTAGAATACTGAGGGGAGCTTGTCCATCGTATACGTTGGAAGTGCGATCACTGAAAATGGTGTCGAGTTGTTCAATTGATACATAACAGTGCTCTGTGTCAGTCGTTGTGTTGATTCGAGCGGCGAGGAGTCTAGCCTGAACAACATTCTTCAGTGGTTGACTGAGAAAGCAAGTGAAGGTGTTCGCGCTATCCTGACCCAAGGTATCGACTGTGATTGTGTGGTACTCATAGTTGAGATCGGGAATCGTCTCCGTTGGTGAAGTAATGAGAGCCATTTATAGTTAGCTTAGATTAAAGATCCACCGATTCCATCCTCAATCGCGTAGCCAGCGTGGTCATCAACAAGTTGTTGGGCACCACAGAGACCACCGGGGGTAAGACCTAAAGTATAGGCATCATCCTTCTTACCCGAACCTGGGGTACACTCGAGACTGGGCTTGAGATCGAAGATGGACGCTTCGGAAACAGCCTTGATCTTGATTGGCCTGGGTTGGTACGCACTGATGTTACGGGTGAGTGCGAGGGCGACAATCAGTAGGATCAACACGATGATAGAAGTGATCGCGTTGCGGTTGGCTTGATTCAACTTGAACATTTATTATAGGTGTACATTTTTTTAAAGTGCGTTAAAGATATTTTTTTTAGTTTCTACATAGAGAGTAGATGGACGAAGAAATCATTCTTGACCGAGGAAATACCACTGTGATGAAATTGGATGCTGATGAACAGGCGCTTATGGATGAGATTGAAATCTCAGCACCTCGTCCCAAACCTGTTCCCCGTCCAGTACACAGGCAAGCACCCCCTCAGCAACAGACCCATCAAGAGGCGATGGATGCTTTTGTGAATCCCAATAAACAATCCGCTCCTGTACATTCTCAACAGGATGAAGAGATTGACTATGG